TAAAATTCTTGCTCATTTTAACTGCCTTATTAATATTCATGTTTACCTCCTCCTTTATATAATGTTGTTCTTTACTCTGTATAATTTTGTTTAACAAACTAAAACACACTTGTCAACAACTATTTTTGTTTTTTTTTTATTTCAATTGTTTCATTCTATCCGTGGAACAAGTGTCACGCAGAGAGTGACAGTGCAAAATTTCAGTGTGCATTTCAGTGTGCATTTTGGTGTGCATGTCGGAAAATGACAGTTTGAATTGGTGAAAAGTAAAATGACTCGGAAATTGCTGTGCACCCCTTTTCTTAATAAAATCATACTCTTCACTGTTTTTAACATGCACACCGAACGAGCGTTCAGTGGGCACCCTTTTTTGTAATGATTTCCGAAAACTTACCCTTTTTTCTGCACAGCACTCTCTGCGTGACGTGCACCCTTTTTCTTAATTATATTAATTACTTATCAGATTGTATATATTAACTACAGTTTCGCGTAAGGGTCTGTTATTATTATATATATAGTATAAAACCCGGTGAAAAAGGGGTAAAAAAGGTGCACAGTAAAACTCACAAGTCGCAGATTATTTTTTTCGATATATATACGCATTAAAAACTCTGAGGTTCGGAGATTTACTGTGCATGTGTGCAGATAGTGTGGAACAAATGACTCTGAAATTGACAGTTTTAAATTAACCGGTGAAACACTTGATATCAGATGATCCTTGACTTGTGGATAATGTTCATTGATAATGAATCAGATTAACTATTTACAAGGTGAAACAATGCCACGTTACAAACCTGGAACAATAAAAAGCGGACCTCTTCAGGGAATACCATATGATGAGTTTAATTTTGTCATTGAATATGTAAAAGATTTCAATCCAAGGAGAGCCGCTGTTGCATGTGGAATGGAACCTGAAAAGGGTTATGCTTACCGGAAGAAACCCAATGTGGTGAAAGCCATTGAAGCAGTGCTGGCAAAAAGACTCGAAGCATCTGATATTGATGCTGAGTGGGTTTTAATGGAAGCTGTTGATAATGTGCTGATTGCCAGGCAGAAAGGACAGATTGCAGCATCCAATAGTGCATTACAGTTGGTTGCCAAGCATTGTATGGTGGATGCCTTTGCTGCTGATAAGGTTAAGATTGATACTGCCGACGATGTGGTTGAAAGGCTTAAAAGAGCCAGAAAACGGACGGAACAGGCGCAGGATGATGAACAACCTTCATTCCTATAAGAAACCATGATAAACGCAAAAATAGCCGATATCAGCAATGAATTTTACACTGCTGATAAGATAGATTTGATTCTTGCCGATGAATGTGCTGAGTATTACGCTGATCCAGATGGATGGGTCATGTGGGCATTTGATTGGGGTCATGGTTCTCTTGAAGGTTTTGACGGTCCTGATGAGTGGCAGAAAGACATTCTGATTGAGATCGGGAACCAGATCAGACTGCGAAACTTTAACGGTGTTGATCCGGTTGATCCTATCCAGTTGGCTGTGGCTTCTGGTCATGGGATTGGCAAATCTGCCCTTTCTGCCTGGTTGATCCTTTTCATCATGTCTACCAGGGCGCATTCAAAAGGTGTTGTTACTGCCAACACTGGTGATCAGCTTCGAACCAAAACCATGGGTGAGCTTGCAAAGTGGCACGCACTGTGTATCACTGGTCGATGGTTCGAGCGCACCACAATGTCAATCTCTCACAAAGCATTCAGTGAAACTTGGCGCGTTGATGCAATGACATCCAGAGAAGAAAACTCTGAAGCGTTTGCCGGTCTTCATTGTGCTGATTCTACACCGTGGTATCTGTTTGATGAAGGGTCTGCCATTCCTGAGAAGATATGGGAAGTTGCCAAAGGTGGACTGACTGATGGTGAGCCTATGCATTTTGCATTTGGTAATCCAACCAGGAACAACGGATCATTTCATGGTTGTTTTCATCGTCAATCTCACCGATGGATCACCAGGCATATTGACAGCCGTACTGCGAAAATGACGAATAAGAAGTTGATCAAGGAATGGCAAGATGACTTCGGTGAAGATTCTGACTTTTTCCGGGTCAGGGTTCGTGGCCGCTTTCCGAAGGGCGGCGATATGCAGTTCATTCCTTCAGATGTTGTCTTTGCCGCAATGAAACGGGGATCGAGTAAATACCTCGGTGATGATCCGCTGGTTTGCGGTGTGGACATGGCACGTGGTGGTGATGACAACTGTATGATTCAGTTCCGGCGTGGGTTTGATGCCAAGTCTGAAAAGGTGTATAGGATCCCCGGTGAAAAGTCCCGTGATTCGATGAAGGTTGTGTCACTGCTTACCATGGTCTTTGATCGTCATAAACCCGATGTCACTTTCATGGATAAAGGTTCAATGGGTGGTCCCATCGGTGACAGACTGCGACAACTTGGTTATCCTGTTGTTGATGTTGGTTTCGGTGACAATGCTGACGACGATCGATTGTATAAATCCAGAACTGCCGAAATGGGTGCGAGATGCAAGCAGTGGTTGATGGATGGTGGATCAATACCGGATGATGATCAGCTTGAAGAAGAGTTGACATCCAGGGACTTCAGTCACAATGACAAAGATCAACTTGTTCTTGAGAAAAAGAGAGATATGAAGAAAAGGTTAGGTGTCTCTCCTGATTGGGCAGACGCTTTATATTTGACATTTGCGTTTCCTGTGGCTAAACTGGAAATTCCAAGAGGTGAACAAGATCGGCTTCCAGGTCAAAGGAATGCGAATCTTGATTATGACCCATTAGAAGATTAAAGGAGAATGAAAATGTGTTTTGGAACACCGACTCAGGATGCACCCGCACCCCCGCCTGTGGCACCAGAAGCACCGACGATGCCGGATACAACAATGTCAGATGCAGCGACAGGTGGTTCTGCCGCCGCTGATAAAAGAAGAAGGGCCGCTGCTGTTGGTCAGGGCGCACAGAGTACAATTCTGACAGGTTCAAGGGGTGTCACTCAACCGGGCGCAACCACCATTAAAACTCTGTTGGGTCAGTAATCATGAGCACGCAGAACGTTCTTCTTGATACATCTCAGTATGTGCAAATCACATCTGATTACGGATCGTTCCTGTTGCAGTCTCACAGGGATACTGTCAGGATTGCTTTTTCTGATGCCAAACCTGCCAAATCTAACACTGCATTTCATGAACTCGGTGGGCAGGCGGGAATTGAATCTGTGTTAGATGTCTCACCTATTGAAACGTTTATATGGGCTTTGGCGATGACAAGCAGTTCGAAATTGACAATCACCGAGACTGATGGAAATATCCCGGTGAGCATAGAAAGCCCACTTGAACCAAATGGCAGTGTTCCTGTGACATTACAGGATCAAACGACTCCAATTGTGATTGTTCCTTTACATCAGATGAAAAGTGCAACGACTCTTGCAACCGATGCTGTTATTGATACTTATTCATTCGATGTTACTGATGTAACAAATTTCACAGACGGAAGTTTGATTATTATTTCTGATACTGACAACAGTCAAGTTTATTTCGGCAAACAGATTGGTGCCCCATCAGGTAATACCATTAACGTGGATCGACCTTTGGATTTTACATTTGTTTCAGGTAAATATATCACAACGAACAATGATGACATGGCTGTGGATGGTTCAACCAGCACTCAAGTTTTCGGATTAAGAAGAGGTGTTGAATCAGATTTAAATCTTACTGTTGATGTTACAAGAGTTTTACCCATCATATACACCAACACCACCCCGACACTCGGTGATTTCGGGGATATATCAGGTGGTATTACACACGGTGTAACATTGCGAAAACGTGACGGAAATCGAGTTAATATTTTCAACATGAAAGACAATGGGGATTTTGCCAGTTTTGCTTACGATGTGGAATTTTTAAGTGCTGTCGGTGGCGGTCAAGACGGTGTTCATGGACGTTTAACTTTCGCTGGTCAATCTAAAATGGGTGCTGTGGTTAGAGTCGCACCAGATGAAGATTTGGAAATGATAATAAATGACAACTTAAGCTCTTTAAATAAATTCATTTTAATAGCTGAAGGGTCTATTGCGATAGTTTAAGAAGAGAGGGATTTAATGGCAACTATTCAGAGTTACAAGAAAAGACTTGAAGCGTTGAGATCTGAAAGATCCACATTCATTCCGCTTTACCAGGAGTTGTCAGATTATCATCTTGCCCACCGTGGCCGGTTCCTGGTGTCTGATCGGAACAAAGGTCACAAACGGAACACCAAGCAGATTAACAACACCAGCAGGTTATCCGCAAGGATTTTGTCATCTGGCATGATGTCGGGTATCACATCCCCGGCAAGACCATGGTTCAGACTTTCATCCGGTGATAGTGATCTGGATGAAATTATAAGCGTTAAAGAGTGGCTTTTCAAAGTTCAGACTCTGCTTTATAAAGTGTTTTCATCGTCGAATTTATACAATTCACTGCACACTATTTATTCAGAGTTGGGTGTGTTCGGCACCGGTGCAATGGGTGTGTATCGGGATTTTGAAAATGTGATCTGGTGCAGACCTTACACTGTCGGGTCTTATATGCTGGCATTGAATGGGAAAAATATCACAGACACATTTTACCGGGAATATGAAATCAGTGTTGGTCAGTGTGTTAAACAGTTTGGTGAAGAAAATTGCAGTCAGCATGTCAGACAGCAGTGGAAGCGTGGGAACTCTGAAGCATGGATCAAAATAATCCACGTTATTGAACCGAATGATGACCGTGACAATCAGAGTCCGCTTGCCAAAGATAAGTTATTCAGATCTGTCTATTTTGAAGATACCAGTCCCAGGAGCGGCAACAATCAGAGGACCGGAACCGGGGGCAATGACAAGTATCTTCGTGAATCCGGTTTTGATGGTTTCCCGATCATGACACCCAGATGGGATGTCACCGCTGAAGATGTTTATGCGACCGATTGCCCCGGTATCACAGCGCTCGGTGATACCAAGTCATTGCAGCATGGTGAAAAGAGATTATATCAGGCTGTTGACAAAGTTGGTAATCCACCATTACAGGGTCCGGTTGATTTGAAAAACAAACTCAATAAAGGCGTGATGAGAGGTAATGAAGTTTTGTGGGTTGACAGGAATTCTGAAGGTTTGAACAGTATTTATGGAAATTACAGACCTGATTTAAACGCACTTCAGGCTGTCAATGACAAAGCAGAAATGCGGATTAAACGGGCTTTCTATGAAGATCTGTTCCTGATGCTTGCTCAGACCGACAGGCGGCAGATAACAGCCAGAGAAGTAGCCGAGAAACATGAAGAAAAGTTGCTGATGCTCGGTCCTGTTCTGGAACGGCTTCATACTGAGTTACTCGATCCTCTGATTGATCGAACATTTAACATCCTTCAGGATAACAAAGTTCTTCCTGTGCCACCCCAGGAATTGGAAAATAAAGATCTTAACGTTGAATACGTGTCTGTTCTTGCCCAGGCACAGCGTCTTGTCAATACTGGTGCAATTGATCGCATTGCCACTTTTGCAGGGTCCATCACCGGTGTATGGCCTGGCGCAAGGCATAAGATTAATGCTGAACAGGCGATTGATGAATATGCTTCTGCTCTTGGTGTTGATCCTTCAATCATTAATTCTGATGAGAAGGTTGCACTGCTTAATAAGCTTGAGGCTGAACAGAAGGCACAGGCACAGGCCATAGCACAGGGTGAACAGCTTGCCAAAACAGGGAAGGATGTCAGTGACATCAAGGTCGAAGATGATAATGCTGTTGGTGCTGTGATGAGAAGGGCAGGGTTGGCATAATGTCAGATAAACAAAGAGAACTTGAACTTTATGCCATTCGGCAGATCATGAAAACTGAGAATGGTAGGAATTTCATACACCGGTGTTTGCAAAGGTGTAGCACTTATGATACAGTGTTTGACAAAGATCCATATAGACACGCTTTCAATTCAGGTTTAAGAGACTTTGGGATATGGCTTGAAAGGGAAGTGAAAGAAGCGGCAGATGAATCATTTTTAACTATGTTAAGGGAGAATAAAGATGGCAGATGACACCACCCAGACTGACGAT